AGAATCTACAATATCTGATACAGGACTGGTTATTTCTTTTTTCTCAAAAGACATGGCACTAGTTAAAGAACAACCAGTTTCTAATGTAAAAGAATCGTACATCATTTTCTTATCAGCATTACCCTTGCCTGTTGCATACTTTTTAATTTCTGTTGGTGGAATTACTGTTAGAGGCATTCCTAATTGGTATATCTTATATTTCAATAAACCAGTATTTTCTGCTATTTGAAACACTCTACCACTTGCAGAATATGCATATCCTTCAATTGCAATATTTTCACATCCCATTAAAATTTCTAGTGCCCAATCTGCTATTGTGGCATATCGTTGTTGTTCAGTATTCCAATCTAAAAATCTTTCCCCAAAAATATTTGTTAGGAATGTATTAGTATATTTTTTAGTGTCTGTGAGATAATAGAAGCAACAACGATCAAACGAAAATACATCTCCGTCAAATACACATATGGAAGGACCACATAAAGAATAATCTATTCCCGCTATTACCATACAAGTATTTATCAAAATCCAAATGATCGTGCAAGGATAATTCCTATAAGGAATCCACATGCAGATAGTATAACACGATTTATGTTATTTATTTTCATTCAACACCTCTTCAATCCAGTTTTGCTGTAGATCTACTCGTAGTGCAGAGCATTCAAATACACCTTCTTCACATATAGAAAAACTACTAATAACGCCAGCAAGTTTTCCTTTGTCTTCAAATACTGCTCCACCAGAATCACCAAACCAAATGAATGCTCCTTTAAGAGGCAAGAATTTCATGTATAGGGGATCTTCTATCAAAGTTCCGTAATAGAAAAATGTTCTATAATTGCTAAACTTTTTAACTTCATGACTAAATCCAACAGTAACTAGACTTTCTAATCTTGTTAGGTCTCCTATATCCGTTGACATCTTTGCCGGTTTAACACTTGGTTCTGATTGTAATATCAGAATAGCAATGTCATACACTATTTCACCTTTGATTATATACTTTGGATGTACAATACTCTTTATAACATGGTACTCTGCACCACAGATTTTAAATCCTGTTACTTTATCGTCTACGGCACAATGACCAGCAGTGAGTACTGCATTTGGTGCTACAAGAGTTCCACTTCCTATAAACTTTTCTCCGACATATAACTCACCCACACAACTATAGGGATCTTCGTCACCCTCATGGATAACAGTAAATCCAGTGAATTCCTGTTTTTCGGGTGGGGTTAGTATGTCCAGTATAGAGGGTGGGGTTTTTTCTTGAACTTGCTGTGTTGCGGGTGCAACTTTGCAAGATGTTATTGCGAGGCATAGACCCAAAAGCAATGGGAGTCTAAACATTCTATAATTATTTATATAAAAAAACCAACCGAAGTTGGTATTTTATGTACAAATATTAATTTATTATCAATTATTGGCAACTACAACCACATTTTTGGCTGTCATTAGACCCACCAGAATGCTCTTGGCGGCGTTCCCTCTGAGGAACCACAGTCTGATAGGGTTGAGCATAAACAACAGGCTGAACAGGAGCATAATACACTGGTTGTGGGTAATATATTGGCTGTTGATAATAGACTGGTTGAGGATAATATACAGGATATTGATAATATGGATTATAACCACCATAATACCCTCCATAGCCATAGCCACCATATCCCCCTACACTGACGGCTACACCGCCACCGTAACCACCAACTCCCACAAATACCTGAGAGTTTGCAATAGTTGAAATAAACAGACTTACAATAAATGCTATAACATACTTTTTCATGATTGTTCTCCTCTATTATTTAGACCAAGTTTATATGACTTTGCTCCGAAATTACTGTTATCCCTATAGTATTGTTCATCGGTATGCAAAAGAGTTTCTGCATCAAAAAATGGTTTAATAGTTCTATTAGGGTTATTTGAAACATATGATAGTTTTTTATTATTATAAGTTGGATATATTCCCGTTATTAAAAACTCTGTTAATTTTTTATATCTATGCCGATAATCTTTAATAGTTAATTGATTATTAATTTGATATTCAAGATATCCAATTTTAATAAATGTTCTAGATTTTATAAGATATTGTTCTTGCTTTTTAGGATTAACATAATAGTATCCTAAATTGTTTTTAAATAAAATATTCTTCATTTTATATAAATTTAACTGATGATATGTTATAATTTCATCTTCAGCATCTAACCACTGAATATCAATCTTTAATCTGAACACATTAAAAGCAACATCATATAATGTATTCATATCATTTTCTAGATCTTCATATGATAAAATATCACCAATGATTGCAATATCAAGATCCACAGTTTCAGAAAAATCATAAAGACATCCACCTATAATCTGCAATTTATATTTTTCAAATATATTAGTATTATCCTTTATACATTGAAAAAACTCTTTAACAGATTTATAGGTTGGATTTCTAAATGATTTATCGGTGGATACCTTTCCTATAGTATAGTGAAAATAATCACAAGATTCAATTACCGATTCTAACATATTAATTTGTTAAATCAACAAGTTCACATGAATTTCCACTACACGCAAGAGTCTGAGTTCCTGTTGTGGAATCAACCTTTTCATAGTTCTTAAGATCACTCCAATTAACATCTTTTGGCATTTTTAGTAAAAATGCTTCATATTCTTCTTTTGAACACTCTTGGTATGGTGCTTGACGATAAGAATGATTTGAATGTGGCAAGAAACTAATACCACTAACCTCATCAAAATGCTTGTATACCCAAGCACCAACTTCCATCCATTCTTCTTCACGAACCGTAATTGTAATGGAAGGTTTATGTTCACACCAATAGTTTTGATATGTTAACCATACTTCAAGATGTTCCAATGCAGACATATCATTACGAGTAATAGATCCTTCCGCTTTCATAGGGAAAGAAAATACCATAACATGATCAGGCTTTGTAACATCAGGTTCTGCAGGAAATCCTTTCTCCAACATCATTTGACACAGAGGATCTTTGCGATCTGCACGAACTGTACGAATATAGTATTCACTATGACGAGCATGAATACCACTAGCGGCATCTACAAGTTGAGATACTGTTCCTGATGGTTTTACACAAGTAACAGCCGCTGCAGGATTGATTCCTAACTTCTTTGACCATTCCGCATTTGTACTAACTGCAATATCTTTTAGATCTTTAAGCACCACAGAAATATCATCTTCAGATTCTCCACGCATAATGTGATTATCTAAAATGCCTGTAAGGGACACTCCCAACAATGCTTCTTCTTCACAATTTTTAGTAAATTCACTAGTAAGGTAAGGAAAATATGTTAATGATGCTTGAAAGGTTCCAAGAATGGCAGCAAGACGAGTCTTTCGTGCCAATGACTCTACAGTATCATCAGATCGTATAATAACTTCTGTAAGATTACAGAATTGACGATCACGAAGAATAATTTCACTGCAAGGATTAGTACCAAACAGGTATGTTGCATCACGACGATCACCAAGTTTTGCTGTTTGTTTTTGAGCAGCATCACGATTAAATATGCCACGCTCACCACTCTTTGATTTATAAAGAGAAACCCATTCTTCCATGAATGTTGCAATATCAGGACGCTCATTGTATGTTACAGAATTGTTTGCTAATGCTCGTTGTGGATTGGCTTCCCACCAAGCACCTGTCTTTGCATCTCGCATTTTTTCATCTGTGAGATTTGAAAGAGAGATAAGTGCAGAACGACGAACACCACCAACCACAACTACTTCTGCAACTTTGCAAACGATATCATGACATTCAATAGAAGAAAGTTTTCTACCCGCAGCATTCTTAAAAGTTTCTGTGGTAAACTTAAACAAATCTTCCAAAGGTCTTGGGCCACTTGCACGACCACCAAACACCTTTAACCTTGCACCATGAGGACGAACTTTTGAAGTGTCCCACTTAGGAATCTGTCCGCCAATTAACAGCGAAATTACTTCCTTGAATGCCTTTGCCCAACCTGCTTTAGAGTCTTGAACAACTACAGTAGTATCGCTTTCTGTAAACTGTTCAGCAATAGTAGGAAGTTTATCGGTGTATTGGCGTTCAACACTAAAACCTACACCCGTTCCACACATTAGAATATAAAGAATTTCATCAAAAGAACGAACACGATTAACTGCAACATAAGAACAGTTATATCCTGCTGTGTTATCTCGCTCAAGTGCTTCACCTGCGGTCATCAACGCTCGCATTGAAGGCATGATTTCAAGATTTAAAACAGATTGTCGAAGTTCTTCTCGGATTTCTTTATCGAGTTTACACTTCGTATTTTCTTTTAAATGTCTGTCAAAGAATTTAAAATAACGGTTTACTGTTTCTTCCCAAGTTTCTCTACGATTTTCATTTTCAAGCCAACGGCTGTAGCGTGAAAGATGAATAAATTCCTGATACGGTGTCGGTAAATGCATAATAATCTCCTATAATGTAATTGTAGCGTTTTTAAATTAGTTGTCAAGTATCTAGTTAAAAAGATCCACCGTCTAAATCTAAAACATCTCCTAAATTATTTGTTGTTGAATCACCATATGTTACAATTAATTCTCCATCAATTAATTCTAAATTCTGTACATATGGCATTGTTGGTCCGGGTGTAGTTTTACTACCAGGAATATTTACAGTAATTCTTCTTCCACCATCAATACTCGTAGTTACCCCTGCTCCTTCAAAATTAATTGAACGAACAACTCCGATTAATTTTTGTTTTTCTGAAAAGATTGCAACATTACTTCCACCACCGCCTTGAGCAGATGCTCCTTTGGAAGAATTTTCTGCAAGATCTG